TTTGATGATACACCTGGTGCAAATAGAATTCACATTTATCACTCATCCGGAACTTACATTGAGATTTCCGCAGATGGCAGTCAGGCTACTCATATTAAAGGTAACAATACAAACGTTACTCTTAAAGATGAAAAAGTCTTTGTTGAAGGTAAGTCAACCATCATCGTAAAGGGAGAAGCAGAAATCTATTCAGATACTAAAATAACACTTCAAGCTCCTGAAGTAAGTATAAACGGAGGTTGATATGGTTATCGTATGTATGAATGGACCATTTGGTGGATTTGATTCTTTATACAATCAAATCAAAGACAGTTTAACGCATCCTCCTTTGTTTTCAAGAATTGTAGTTCCAGACATCATTGGAACCCTCCAAGAAAAGATGTTCTCGACGGTTGAAGATATTGTTGATGCTGCAGGCAATTTAGTTGAAAGAACTAGATCTTATATCAGCAGCGTTAACCTGGAAGTTTGTCATTTACTATCACATTTAAATGACATGTCTTTCTTTGATCTAATCATTAAAGGCGTTAAAAAGATACTTGATTTTGTTGGGCTTAGTAATCTTTTTCGTTCATTCTTTCCAAAGATTTTAGGATTAGGAATATCCATTTACGATATTATTGTTGGCGGAATATCTCCTAAAGAAATCTACAAAGCAATACGAGAAGCAATTGACAATGGTTTAGATGTTCTTTGGAGTTTTGTTCCAAAACCATTTTATATTGATTTGAATCTTCCTGACATTTCTTTACCTAATATCTTTCAAATGATTCTAAAACAATACAAAGACATTATTTTAAAGCCAATCATGGATTTGGTAGGTATACTTACTGACTTTTTAGATAGCATATCTTTAGGCTTATTTAGTTTTACTCTTCCTCAAGTTCCATCTATTGGTGAAATAGTCAATAAGCTTTATGAAAAAATTAAATTGTTTGCAATTGCTAAAGCCATTGATTTAAAGAATATGGTAATAGGAGGATTTAATGAGGTGATGGCTTTAGCTAGAAAAATGATGAATTTTGGAATGAAAATTTCTGATCTACTAAATGGATTATCTTTTGGTAGTCTTTCTGGATGGTTGTTCAACGCAATAGATAATATGTTTAATACAGTGAAAATGATGAGCGTTGAATTATTGATGCAAGTTAACAATATGGTTGATTCGATTTATACCTTTGTATATAAATTGATATGGGATTTTATTACGAGTTTACCGGTAATTGGTGACATTATTAAAGCTTTGTTTTTTCCAATATGTATTCCAATTCCAACTGTTCAAGATGCGGTAAACGAAGCAACGAGTGTGAGTGCTTCTGCTATTCCGCGGGTATAAATAGGAATAAAAAGAACTACTATGGATACATCTTTTCCCGATAGAAAAACTACAGCACTTCCAAAGACTGAATACTTTAGTGATTTTCTTGTCAATCTGGACGCCCATCCGGATAATATGCAAGTTGTTAAGAATATCAATGAAAAAGCTGTAATCAGATCCATTAGGAATCTTTTATTCACAAATAAATATGAAAGACTATTCCAACCAGACATTGGTTGTGAGATAAACAAGATACTATTTGAGCCACTTACTCCAGCATCGGTGTCCGCTTTAAAGACAGTAATTGAAACCACTATTCAGAGATATGAACCAAGAGCTGGTCTTTTAGAAGTAATAGTAACTCCATATATAGAACAAAATTTATTAGTAGTTACTATTAAGTTTTTCATCTCAAATAGTCAGCAGCCTGTATCTTTCACCGTTCAACTATCAAGAGTTCGATAATGGCAAATAACAGTATAAACTTAGTCAATCTTGACTTTGCTTCATTAAAAACTCAATTAAAAACTTATCTTAAATCACAAGATATTTTTAAAGACTATGATTTTGAAGGAAGTAATATATCCGTTCTATTGGACATTCTTTCATATAATACTTATACAAACTCTTTTTACTTGAATATGGTTGGTAACGAAATGTTTATGGATACCGCTGTGTTACGTGACAGCGTAGTCTCTCATGCTAAGTTATTGAATTATGTTCCACGGTCATTCAAATCTGCCCGCGCAATTGTTGATCTTACGGTATATGGTGGAAACACATCAGTTACATCAATCATTGCACCAAAGGGCACCTCGTTTACTTCTAGGGTTGGTTCTAATAACTTTGTATTCGTTACGGATCAGAACGTTATTCTTACTGGAGCTAATGGAACATATTCTGCGGAAAATGTAGATATCTACGAAGGTGATTATGTCAGTGAAAGTTTTGTTGTAAATTATGCAAATACTACTCAACGATATGTTTTAAATAGCACAAACATTGACACGGATTCGATTACCGTTGCTTCTATTGAAGATAATGGTGGCAATACAATTCACTTTACTTTAGCCACTTCACTATTAGATAAAACTAGCAATTCTCAAATCTATTTTGTTCAAGCCGCCCAAGATCAAAAATATGAAATTTTATTTGGTGATGGTATTAGTGGTAGAAAACCAAAAGATAATGCTGTTGTCTTGTGTGAATATCGTGTAACAAATGGTGAAATTCCTAATGGTGCATTTAAATTTATATCTGACGGCGCTATTGGCGGACTATCAAACGTTCAAATTGGCACAGTTGCTGCAGCAATAGGTGGTTCAGTTAATGAATCAATTGAATCTGTTAAATTTAATGCTCCACGTTATTTTACGGCTCAGGAAAGAGCAATCACTACTGAAGATTATGAAAATCTTTTGAAAATTAATTTTCCAGAAGTTCTTGCTGTATCAGCTTATGGCGGTCAAGATGTAGATCCTCCACAATATGGTCGGGTGTTTGTTGCAGTTGACATTGATCAAGTTGATGGCTTACCAGCAAGTAAACGAGATGAGTATTATAGTTTCTTAAAGACTAGATGCCCAGTATCAATTGAACCAATTATCATTGAACCAGAAATGATATATGTCTATATCACAAGTCTTGTTCGTTACAATATTAACACTACAGATTTGTCAGCCGGTGATATTAAATCATTTGTTCTATCAGCTATTAGCACTTATTCTAGTACTTATCTGAATGATTTTAATAAAACATTAAGATATAGCCAATTAGTCACAGCTATTGATAATGCAGATGAAAACATTGTTGGTAATGAAACCGACATTGAAGCAGTTAAGAAAATACGTCCACAATTGAATAGTAATACTCCTATAGTATTAGATTTTAATTTTGCTTTAGAGAGTGGTGTTACTTCCGGTAAATTGCGGCATAATAATAGAAGTACTAGTCCAGTATTTTCTACTAGTTTTGATTTTCAAAATCAAGTTGCTAGATTACAAGATGATGGTTTAGGTAGTCTTAATATAGTAAAAGCAGATAGTGCTTCAATTGAGAAATTAGCTCCGGCTGGAACCGTCGACTATACAACTGGAAGATTGAATATTACAGGATTAAATATCCAATCATATTATGGTTCAAGTATTAAGATATATGTTAGGCCTTTGCTTAAAGATATATTCTCAACTAAGAATTCAATACTTCAGATAGTAGCAGATGACGTTGAAATTGCAATTGAACAGGTTCGTATATAATGAAAGATATTGAAAAAAATATATCGACTTTAATTCAGTCACAATTTCCTTCTTTTTATAATGAAGAAGGAGAGTTGTTTATTGCGTTTGTTAAAGCATATTATGAATGGTTAGAGGAAAATGGAAATACTCTTTATCATTCACGTCGTCTTTCAGAATATAGCGATATCGATAGAACTTTAGATACTTTCATAAAGCAATTTAAAGAACAATATTTAAAAAATATTGTATTTACAACTGATTCAAATAAACAGCTTTTTATTAAGCATGCATTAGAATTCTATAAATCTAAAGGATCGCAAAGATCTATAGATCTATTCTTTAGATTAGTATATGGTATCCCAGCACAAGTTTATGTTCCAGCAGATGACATCTTTAGGTTATCTGCTAGTGAATACACAACTCCATATTATCTTGAAATCACTGGTCATCCTGATAATATTAATTTTGTAGGAAGTCAGATTACAGGAGCTCTTTCTGGTGCTACGGCTTTCGTTGAAAAATTAATTAGAAAAAGAATCAACGCTCAAAACATTGATGTTTTTTTCATATCTAATATCAATAAAGATTTTCAAGTCCATGAACCAATTTCTTATTCTAATAACTTCACAGATTCTCCAAGAATAATTGGATCTCTTTCTAGATTTGAAGTAATTGCAGGTGGTTCAGGATTTGCTGTAGGAGATATTGTTGATATTGATTCAACTACTACAGGAGCTCAAGCAAAAGGTCGAGTAACAGAAGTTACTAACGTTACAGGTGTTGTTGAATTTGCTTTGGTTGATGGCGGTTGGGGTTTTTCTACTAATGCTCAAGTCATTGTGTCTGAGAGAGTATTAGTTGTTAATAATGTGATTATGGCAAATACCTCTGTTCCAAACACATATTTGCTATTTGAGAAAGTTACACAACCTTTAGCTAATATCATATTCACAACGATGACTGGCGCATTTGCTTCAAAAGAAGTATTTCAAAAATACCATTCAAATGGTTCACTTGCAGCAAATGGAAGAATTTTAGCAGTCACTCAAAATACTGTAACTAAAACTGGTGAGTTATTAGTCAATACGAACAGAGGAAATGTTGAACTTGGAACAAGCACAATCTATATAACGGGTAATGCAACATTTGCTACGGCTACAAGCATTACTGATAAGACAGCAACCGCAAATGTTATGGGTGTTTCGAGTAATGTAGTTTTATATTGCTATGATTCACATGGTTCATTTAAAATAAATGATGAAGTTTACCAAGGAAATTCAACAGTTGAATGGGCAAATGGCATAGTCTACGATGTAATAGGAACATCAGCAAATCTAGCATTAACTGTATCTAATGTCAATGGGGTATTCCGACCATCCGTTGCAAATGTATACACAAGGGCTTCCATTTCTACATATGCACAAGTAAATTCATTTTCTACAACCATTGGCGTTTATGATGTTGATAATGCATTTTCAAAACTTGAATCTAATTACATTAGAGCTCAAGTTCCATCTGGGTTTGTAGTTGTTTCTACTGGTGGTGCTGGATTTGTTAATGCTCAAGCATTAACTTTGATTGGTGATACTTCAACTATTAGTACGGCTACTGCCACAGCTACTACAAATGCTACTGGTGGATTAACAAGAGTAACCATTACATCTGGATTATCTAATTACATAGATAATGAAACTCTCACAATTCAAAGTGGAACATCATCTACAAATGCTACTGGTGTCATCAATATTATTCCTGGCTCATCCACTATAGCAAATATCGAACTTGTTAGTGAAGGTTCTCTAGCTGGATTCTCAGTTGGAGATTTATCATATGAAGAAACTGTAGTAGTCAATCAAGATTTAATTTCTTCAAATAATGCAGCAAACGTATATTTTACAAATACTGCATTTATCTTAGATGGTACCGGTTCTGGCATTTCTTCAAATGGTTATGGGTTTATTAAATTTCCAGCTGGAAACATAAATTCTATTATTCTTGACTGTTTAGATATTTCAAGCAAAGTGGTTGGAACTATTACTGAAATTACTGGTATTAGTAAAGGCACAAACTATACGCTTGATCCATTTGTTGCAGTAGTTGAACCTGCAATTGTTGCACAGGGTGCAAATGATTATATCTTTACAGTTATGAACGCAACAGGAAACTTTGCTAATGGTGAATTAATTCAACAAAGTAGAAACATTGCAAATGTTAACATATTAACAGTATCAAGTGCTACGAGTGGTAATGTAGATATACTTACTGTTACTGATGCAACTGCTCCTTTCACTCTTGGAGAAATAATTTATCAATCAAATGGCACTGCAAATATTGGTTATGGTACTTTGCAAACTTCTGTCATTACTTCTAATGCTGGAACTATGACTATTAGGTCAGTATCAAATGGGTTTTCAAATGGTGTTTATAAAATAAAAGGTGCAACTTCAGGTGCAAATGCAACTGTAACATTAGTAAGTTATAACTTCTTCCAGGTAAATGAACAAATTCAACAATATGCCAATAGCACAACCATTGTTGCTAATGCAATTGTTCAAAGTGTTTCTATAAATCCAACAACACGAGTTGGATCAATTACAATTAATTCTGTTTCTTCTAATTTTCAAGTGTCTTCAAATAGTTCAAATGGTTTGATTAGAGGAACTTTAACTGTTGCAAATGCTATAGTTGATACTGTAAATACTTCTAACATAACCGTCAACACGCAAGCCCTTATTCATGGTGTTGCAAATGATTCAACATTATATGTTAAACGGTTAAGCCTTGCAAATTTCTTTGAAGTCACAACTAATAGTATGGTTATTGGTTTATCTTCAGGCGTTTCTGCTAACTTAGTAGCATTTGATTATGATGATACAAAGTCAGGAATCAATGCAAATGTTACTGCTGATTCAACTATCGCCAATGGTTACGTAGTTTCACTTGACTTAGCTGATTCTGGCTTTGGATATTCAAATGGTGATGTTTTAGATTTTATATCACAAGACGGTTCACTGCTTGGAACAGCTAAGTTAATTCTTGAAAAGCAAGGAAAAGGTGAAGGATATTTTAGAAATCAAAAAGGCTTCTTGAGTCAAAATTCAAACTTATTTGATGGTCAATTCTATCAAGAATATTCTTATCAGATTATTTCTAGACTACCATTTGAAAAATATTCAAACATGTTTAAGAAAGTTTTACATGTAGCAGGTACTGAAGTATTTGGCAAAGTATTATTGGAAGAAATTAATGAGTTACCAATAGAGATTGCTAATGTAAATCTAACGACAGCTAATGTAATATTTAAGAATGTATCAAATACTGAACAAATTATTCCTAATCTTTTTGTGTATCAAACAAATGGTTCAGTCAACACTGCAACTGGTTATGCTAAAGATTATCCGTCTGCTGAATTAGTATTAAGCAATACTACGGTTTCATATGAAGTAGGAGCAACAGTATATCAGTCTAATACACAAGTAAATGCAGCTTCAGGGTATTTGCAGTATAAGAGTTCAAACGCAACACATACTACTCTATACTTATCAAATACAAGAGGAACATTTGCGAATACTTCAAATATTGAATCAATTATTCAGCGTAAGATAGTAGTTAATCCTTTTATTGATGTTATTATGAAAACAGTAGCTTTACCAAGCAATACTACTCAATCATTTGTTTCTGGTGAAAGAGTATATCAAGGTTCAGTTGGATCGGAAACATTTATTGGAACAGTTATTGCATCTAATTCATCAGTGATTAGAGTCTCAACTACTTCAGGTTCAATTACAAACAATGCAACAATTTCAAGTTCTAATTCATCTACTACTGCAATTGCTAATGGTGTTACATCAACAACTTTCCCAACATCACAAACCGTGTATCAGCAAGTAAAAACATTATTCTTAAGTAATGTTTCTAATTCTTTCTCAAATGGTGAATCAGTTTATCAATATAAACATAATTCAAGCGTAACTGCTAATGTTTATAATGTAAATACTGCAATGGGTAAAGTTGTATCAGTCAATTCTACATCAATTCAAGTGGTTAATATCTTTGGTAATTTTGCTAATACTAGACAAGTATTTGGTTCTACTTCCAATTCATATGGTGTAATAAATTCGATAGTTTCTCAAAATTCAGCAACAGGTAATGTAGTGCTTTCAAACACTACAACTTTAATAATCAAAGATGTTGTAGGAACATTTGCAAGTGATCGACAAATTATTGGCGCAAATAGTATTGCTAATGCTACATCAATAACATCAAATACACAAATTATCAGTGACAGCAATATTGCATCAGTAATAAATATACTAGTAATCTCAAATACACAAGGCACTTTCAGTGCTAACTCGACTTCCAATGGTGTAGTAGTATTGTATTCTAATAATACAACTGCCGCAACCGCTAATTTAACCGCAGTAAAAATAGAATCATTGTAAAAATGGCAGCAAATACACATAAACTTGTCACAAATAATTTTAAAAACTATTCGGTTAATCAATTTATTGAATCATTAACTGAACCCGCGAATACCATTTTTTATGCGTTTGCCGGTAAACATACCGAATATACTGGCGGTGATTCTAATGTTGCGTATCCAAATAATAGCACTCAATCGTTAAATATTGATGCTTATAGACAGATGGTTTTTGGAAAACAAATTACCGGTAATGATGTTAAAGTTATGATTCCACGGTATGATTGGACAGCCGGAACAGTTTATACGCAATACAGTGATCAAGATGGTGAATTATTTGGAAAGATGTTTTATACAATATCGCGCGCTGGAAGCAATTATTACGTATTTAAATGCTTGTTTAATAACAATGGTGCGCCATCTACAATTAAACCTGACTATAATGAAACTGCAGCAGATGACATTATCTATGAAACTTCAGATGGATATCAGTGGAAATATCTTTTTACAATTACTAAAGATGTATTTGATAAATTCGCAACTACGAGTTATATTCCAGTAATTGAAGATACTAATGTCACTGCAAATGCAATATTTGGCGCAATTGATGTTATTACAGTTTCAAGTAATGGTGCCGGATATAATAATTTTTATAGCGGGCAATTTAAAACTGAAGATGTTGCTGTAAATGGTAATACTTTAGTATATAATGTAGGATCTGATGCTTCTCCTGCAAATAATCAATATTATAGTTGTATCATTAAGATCACTGAAGGAAAAGGAAAAGGTGGTTATAGAAAAGTAAATGGCTATCGTGTTTCTGGTAACACTAAGCAGATCATAGTCAATAGTGCATTTACTACTGCGCCAGATGCAACTTCTACTTATGAAATTTCTCCTTTAGTTTTAATCACTGGTGATGGAAAACAAACTGCCGAAGCTGAAGCACGAGCACTCGTCAATACCGCAGCAAGTAATTCAATCTATAAAATTGAAATATTAAATAGAGGTGCTGGATATTGTTTTGCATTTGCAAACGTTCAAGTGTCTAATGTTATTTCTATTTCTAATTCTGCTAATTTAGCGGTTATTATGCCTCCGCGCGGTGGACATGGAGCAAATGTTCAAGCAGAACTTGGAGGTTCCAGAGCAGGAATTAGTGTTTCATTTGCAAATGGTGAATCTAATACTATTCTTACTGAAAACGATTATAGAGTAATCGGTATCATTAAAGATCCTGCATTTTCAAACGTTGGATTAACTGTTGGAAATATTTCTGGTACATTTGCAGCAAATGAAAAGCTTTATCAAGTAAGACCAATTAAAATAGACGGAATGGTTACGATTAGCAATACAAGTAATTCTATTACTTCAAATAGTGTTAATCTTCAAGACACATTTAAAATAAATGATTATGTTTACATTGCAGATCTTAAAGGTTCAGAAGTAACTAACATTCTTGTTTCTCAAGGTGGAAGTGGTTACGTTACGGGCGACAGCTTAACGTTCACAGGTGGCGGTGGTTCAGGCGCAGTAGCATATGCTGTTACTGTAAACGGAGCAATCACGGAAGTAAGATTCAATAGCATTACTAATCTTACATTCTCCTCAGGTGGGTCAGGATTCAGAAATAATCAATCTTTAGGAATTACGGGTCAAACTTCCGGAAATTCTTCAGCTACTGGTTTTGCCACAACAAATGCTACAGGTGGGCTTACAAGCATTACTCTTACTTCCGGAGGAAAAGGGTATACGAATAATGAAACAGTAACTGTTCAAGGCCAAGCAAGTTACGTAAATGGAACAGTTCTATTTTCTAATACTACAGCTCAAACTTTCTTTGGTAACACAACTTCTGTTTTAATAGGTAATGCTACAGTTAATGGATTTATTGGTCTTGGCACAAACCGAACGAGATTTGTTAACAATGATATTGTAACATATATTGCAAATAGTGGAAACACAGTTTTGGGTGGATTAACTAATAATACTTCTTATTTTGTAATTACAACAAATGCTACTCATATTCAATTGACAGCAACAAATAGTGGAGCAGCTATTAATTTAACATCAGTTCCTACATCAATACAAACACATTCTCTTACACCACTTAGTGCATCATTAACTAATGCAGTATACACTGCTACAGTTCCTAATGGAGGTGCTGGGTTTACAAATAACCAAACAGTAAACATCAAAGGTGTAAATTCTGTAGTGAATGTTGCAACTGGATTAGCTACGACAAATGTAACTGGTGGATTAACTTCAGTTTCTATAGTTGAAAATGGATTTTCTTATGTAGAAAATGAATCGGTTCAAATTAGTAGTTCAACTTCAAGTTCTAATGCTTCAGGTACAGTTGACACAGCAAACGGTGTTATACGTTCAGCTATTTTGAGTTCTTCGGGATATGATTATTCATCAGCACCATCAGTTGGAGTAACCACGACGGGTGGATCTGGTGCAAATTTATCTGCAGTAGTTAATACAACTCCTGTTTCTTCACGAAGAATGTTGGCTAAAATTGGTTCAATTGCAAACGCAACAACCATGAGTTTAATGTCAAATGGCTTATTCACAGACTCAACTGCTACAATTTTCTTAGCGAATGTTGGTGCATCTGGAACGATTGATACTTTTGATGTTGACTTAATTCAAGTTCAAAATAGTGTAGGTTTCTTTACTGTTAACTCGTTTGTAATTGGTAACACATCTCTTGCAACAGCAAACATTGATTCTATTCAAATTAGCGGTGCAACTAAACCTTATACTACTTTTCTTCAAGCTACAAGATATGAAGGATCTATTGCAATTAGTGGAACTTATGTAGAAGATGAAAAAATAATTCAAAATACAGCCGGAGCATTCCTTGCTAATGCATATTTACATACTGCTAATACTTTAAACAATACGATTTATGTAACAGAAGAGCAAGGAAACTTTTTAATAGCTAATACTATTACTGGTGCTAATAGCGGTGCTACATTAACTATAAATAAGATTTACAAAGGTGACTTGGTTCCTTGGTCTGGCGATGTAGTATACATTCAAAACATGGACCCAATTGCACGTTCAGCTGAACAAACAGAGACAATAAAGATCATCTTGGAGCTCTAAATGCCTATTAAGACAAACCTTGAATCACCACCATATTTTGATGACTATGATGGTAATAATGACTACTATAAGGTGCTTTTTAAGCCTGGAGTTCCTGTTCAGGTTAGAGAACTTAATCAACTGCAAACCATGCTTCAATCTCAGATTGAACGGTTTGGCGATAATATCTTTAAGCGTGGAACAATAATTGATGGTTGTGGTTTTACTTTTCATGATAATATTCCATATATTAAAATCAAAGATAGTGAAGCCAATACCGGAGCTCCAGTAAACGTTGCGGGTTATCCTGGTCTATATGCACGCAATGAAACCACAAACGTTCATGCGTATGTTATTACATCCAACACTGGGTTTGAAACACAGGCTCCTGATTTAAATACTCTATACTTAAAGTATATAAACAGTGGTATTGCCGGTGAAGCATCATTTTCTTCAAATGACCAAATTATAATCTATAATAAAGAAGAATCAGTTTATGAAGTTGGTATTGATAATGGAAGCACGGGATTCTCAAATACAGATTCAGTACTATTTTTAAGCGCTATAAGCGTACAAAATTCGTCTTCAGGTAAAACATTCTCAAATAGTTCAGGGCTTCTTTCTACATTTTCTCCTGGCCAAACAATTATTGGATCTACTTCTGGTGCTCAAGCTGTAGTTGTAGAAGCAAATACTACAGCAAATGCTGAAGCTATTGTTCTTAAACTAAGACCAGTTTATGCAGACCTAACCGCAAACCCAGCAAATACGGCAAAATGGACTTTTGCTTCTGAAGAAAATGTTACAGTAACTAATGGTCCAACAAATGCACGATTAATTAGTAAAATTGGTTCAGGCGCAACTGGTTCACTCGTCACAGATGGTGCAGGTAAGCTTATAACACTTACCGTTACTTCTGGTGGTCAAGGATATTATGTTCCTCCTTTTGCTACTATTATTTCTATTGGTGGTACTCCAAGCGCTCTTTCTTTAGAATCAAGAAATTATTTTGCTAAAGTTACAGTCGCAACTGTAGACTCTTCTGTAGGAACCGGATATGGTTTCTCTATTAGTAATGGCGTAATATATCAATTAGGTTATTTTTCAAGAGTTGCAAATCAGTTTACCATTGTTGAAAAGTATTCAAATACACCTGACGCAAAAGTAGTTGGGTTTGATACCACAGAAATTATTAAGAACAGCAATCAAGATCAATCTCTTCTTGATAATGCTTTAGGAACATTTAATTATACAGCACCGGGCGCAGATCGTCTTGAACTAGTTCCTACTCTTGTAGTTCTTGATAAAACCGATGCTGATGCGAATAATGATTTCTTCTCTATTGTTGAATTTTCTGAAGGTAAACCCTTTAAACAGAATAGAGTAACACAGTACAAAGCAATTGAAGATGAACTTGCTAAAAGAACATATGAAGAAAGTGGAGATTATGTTCTCGATCCTTTCTTAGTTTCTACTCTTTCTGATGAAAATTTTGAATGGGTAGATGCCGGCACTTCAAATGAAGCAAATAATTTTGATATAATTATTGATCCAGGCAAAGCATATATTAGTGGTTATCGCGTAGAGACAATGGGTAACTATAGAGCAACTCTTGATAAATCTGTTGACACCGAAATTGCATTAAACAGATCAGTCGGTGTAAATTATGAAAACTTTATTCGCGTTAAGAACGTTGCAGGCGTATTCTTATTCTCAACAGGTGACGTAGTTTCTTTACGCGATACTGCTAAAACATTCTTAACGACTGGATCAAACTACGGCATTGCACCAACTGCTGCTGGTTCTGAAATTGGTTCTGCAAGAATTAGGTCAATGATATATGAATCAGGAATTCCTGGTTCAAATCAAGCAATATATCGGTTATACCTATTTGATATTTCAATGAACACTGGCAAGAACTTTAAAGATGTTCGCTCATTGTTCTATGATGGTGCAACTTATGATGGTGTAGCTGATGTTATTTTAGACACAACTTCATTAGGCACAAGCATTGCATCTCTTCAAGGAACAGCTAATGATATATTAGTTTTCCCAGTTGGTGAAAAAGCAGTTAAATCTGTCAACAACATTTCATATACGTATAGAACAATTAATCAAACTGCGCTAACTGCAAACGCAGCCGGTAAGATTACAATAACAGTTACTGGTAATGAAACGTTCCCTTATCTTGGTACGCTAAATTCAAATGAAAAAGAAGACATTATTGTAATTCCCCTTGCCAATATTGCTGCTGCAGCTGCTATCACCGGAACTATTTCAGTCAATACTACAACGACAAATGTAGTTGGAACTGGAACAAGTTTTACTACTCAATTTGAAGCTGGTGATTATATTAAAATTTCTGCAAATGCTACTGGTGGATTTGATCATAGAAGAATCACAAGCATTACGAATGGTACATTTTTAACTATTGATTCTAATGCTTCTTTTACAAATGCTGTTTCGACCGCCACGTTTGCTTTCCCTGCTTTTATTCCTGTTCCTCTTTCAACAAGAACTGGGCGTGTTGCAAACGTTGATATCGCTCAACAGACAATGATCATTGATTTAAACCAGACATTAAGCGGCGCAAATAACGTTGCTGTTGCATATAATGTAAAAGTAACTAATGCTACTCCAATTGCTAAGCAAGCTCAAAGAAATCTATTTGTTCGTATAGACTGCTCCAATAATACGGGTAACACTTCTGGTCCTTGGACTCTAGGCGTACCTGATGTATTCAGACTAAGAAAAGTTTATAAGGGAACAACAAATGCATTCACGTCTGCTACGTCCGGAATAGAAGATGTTACAAGAAACTTTGTGATTGATCATAATCAAGATGAGAATGTATATAACCAAAGCTATCTTTACATTAAACCTGGTACCAATCAGACTTTGGCGGGTGGTGATAGACTATTAGTTCAATTTGATTGTTTCTCCAACAATTTATCAAATACACTATTCAGTATTGGTTCATATACTGAAAATGATACTAAACTATTAGCTAATCTTACTACAAGCGTTAACAGATTAGAAATTCCTCAGATGATTACTTCTAGAGGACAGAATGTAGATTTAATTGAATACTTTGATTTTAGACCTCTTTCTGTAAACACTGCAGTTTTGTCCACAACTGAAGCTTCTGCTACAATTCATCCAGCAGAACCAGCAAGAGCTGCAAAATTTGGCAATACGCGTGATCCTGTTAATGATCAAAAATTCCCTGTGCCTGATAGTGATATCACATTTGATGCAGAATATTATGTTGGAAGAAAGGATCTTGTAATCATTGGATCTAACGGTGATTTCAATGTAATCAAGGGAAAACCTGGTCTTACTCCAGTTGCACCAAAAACTCCAAGCGATAGTTTAGTTATTGAATTACTTAATATTGTGCCATATCCTTCATTGCCTCAGAATTTGTCTGCTAATACTTTAGCTTTCATTGATACTAAAGTCATTAATCATGTCAATTTGAATGAAAGAAAGAAACTTTATTCAATTACAAAAGAAGCTCAACTTAATCCTACCAAGTATAGTCAAACACCTGGCTTTACAATGAGAGACATTAAGAGCCTTCAGGATAGAGTTGAAGCATTGGAATATTATTCAACACTATCTTTGGTTGAAGATACTGTTAAAAATGAAGTAATTCCAAGCAGTGCAAATACTCAAGTTAGTCGGTTTAAGTTTGGTTATTTTATTGATAACTTTACTTCTCTAAATTATGCAGATATTAATGATCCAGAATTTAATGCTGGATATAATGCAGAAAGAAATAGATTAGTGCCTGCAAATGAACAAATAAATCTTCCTTTTAAGATTTATTCTGGTGAAGCAATAAATCAAAGCTTATATGGTAAGACGTTGATGTTACCATTTGAAAGCGTTTCTGTTGTAAGTCAATTACAAGCAACTGGTGTTCCAAATGTTGGTTCAGCTTTGCCATTGACATATAACAAAGGAAAATTCTTTACTAAGATTCCTGCTACATTTACGCCGAAAGCGGTTGTTCCACCAATTTATCAAACTTTAAATACTATAACTTTTCCATTTTTAAACCCACTATTTGTGCCACCAAAACCAACTACTCCAGTTAGAACAACCATTAGCCAAACATTTCAGTTTATTGTAAATGGTTTAAGACCTTCTACTAGATTTTACTTTTTCTTTGATGGAAAAGATAATAGTTCAAAGTGTAAACCTATTGGTGGAAAAATTGGCGACCCAATAAAATCAGATAAGTATGGTATTGCTAATTTCCAATTCTTTTTAAATACTGTCCCATCAGACTTAGTTTCAAAAGAGTTAAATACAAGAAAGATAACAGAATCACAAGCAGTTGGCCAAACATTATCCACTAGCAAAACTCTACAAATGAAAGAAAGTTCTTCTACTGGTACGATAGTAGCTGAAGGCGTATTACCAGTAAAAGTAACATTTACAAATAGTTAAAGGTATTTTAAATGGCAAAGTACGATGCAATTCAAACTTTTTTTGTTCCTAGAGATCGCGTGAATGGATCACCCTATTGCTTTTTAACTGGCGTTGATTTATACTTCAAAGCTAAACCAGATGCATTAAAATCTATTTCTGGTATACTTAATCCTGGTGTCTCAGTTCATCTTTGCCCCGTAGAAGGAAACCATGAACCAAAGCCAGACAATATCTTAACTGATTCGCTAGTTCGTTTATCATATGACGAGATTCCAATTCTTCAATATCAAGTAGTACAAAAAGATGTGATTGATACTGAAACTCTTCAATCATATGCATATAGTCCATTATACACTGATGCTAAATTTAAAATAGTTGTTCCAAAAGATAGTTTATTAACTATCGATCCACAATATTTTGATTTTGCTCCAATTGATTCTACTGCCACATTATTCTTTAATGCAAAAGGATCAGATAACAAGGGTGGAAATTATAATGTTTCCAGTTCAACAAAGGGTAACTTTATTCAAGCATCATCTGCTACTTACCCTGGTATTTCTAAATTATCATCAACTGAAAAACAATCAGTTGGGCCTAAAATGTATCTTGATTCCGCTGAAGCTGGTCGTGGCGCTATAGCCTTACCAGATTGGTCATATGGAAGAGGCTCAAATGAAATCAAAGGTGTTGGTAAATTTACATGGAATCATAAGAAAACTGATTCCGGAAGATACACAATTCAACTTGGCGCAGGAAAAGGTTGTAGTGTAGTATGCATACTTAGATATGCTAGCGCAATCAAGACAGATAGTGCTCTTTCTGGTTCTATAAAAGTTCCAGGTATTTCTTCTGGTTCTAAAGTATTTGGTAATGCTGCAAAGGTTTTGTTTGACACTCCGGTAATCGTTAAGACAGATACTCTGTATGGTATTGTTGTAGATTATGAAGATAATGGATACCAACTATGGACAAACAAACAAGGTGAAAGATTAATTGGTACGATTGGCCAATCGGGTTCTAACCTATCACCAGGTGCAAGTGGTAAAGGTGATGGCAAATACTTTGACTATACAAACGATCAACTAAGAGCTATAAACGATCAAGATTTAATGTTTGAAGTTTTTGCTGCTAAGTTCAAAGCCAACACTGCTGATGTAGAAATTACTCACAGAGATTATGAATTTATTACTGTTGGAAGTTATTCTTTAACAGGAAACAGCGCATATCCAGGTGAATTTGTGTATCAAGATTATGGTAACACAGTTGCAAACGTAACACATGGATTTACTGGTTCAGGTTTCTTTAAACAAGGTACAGTGAATGTTGATACACGAATTGGAACTGAATCCGCTTCTTATTCAGCTCTTATAGGAACAAACACAGTATTCACTCAAGACTTTGGTATTGGTGATTATATAGTTGTTACAGATTTAACCAGAAGTAACACTGATATTCGTCAAGTTTCCTATATTGCAAATAACACATATTTGACTACGGATCAACCATTAACATTTACGAATACTGCAGCTTTTGTAAAGAAGACTGCTATTGCTAAAGTATTTGATGCCGATTATGGTACAAATAACATGATTCTTTTTGACACAAATGCTAACAGTTCAGTTAAGTTTCAAAGTTCTGGAATTGCATACGTAACCATTACTGCAGGAGGAAGTTCTTATACAAATACTGATATTCTTCGTGTATATAGTGGTGGATCTACTCTCAATGCAACCGCAGCTGTAGTCACAAATTCTGCAGGTGGAATTGTTGCTCTTAGGTTCTCAAATGTTGGTGTTGGGTTTGCTTCTGCTCCAAATTTTATTGTATCTAATTCAACAGTATTAACATCCAACTCTTCAGCTGGATCTGGTGCAACATTTACTGCTAATATTGATGGGTCATATATCTTTGGTGAAACATCTCTATATTCAGCTAATCTAATTTCTGTTGATAATCGACCAATTAGCGTATTTGATCCAGATATAAAATTGAATAGAGAATCTATTGATACAGAATTAACTATTCAACATAATTTTGCATATTCAAATGGTGGAAATTATTATGTAAATACATCATTTTTAGCTACGACTTCTGATGGTAATAACTACATTACGAAATATAGTGGATTGATGATGTCTAGATCTAATGAAGTGAATTCTCCAACTTATCTTTATAATTCAGACAAATCTTCAGTAATGAAAGTACGATTGAATGCTAAGAAGCCATATGCCGCTTCTAGTGGCGGACTATATGTTTCACCAATTCTTCATACTGACATGCTAAATGTGTTTACTTATCAATATGACGTTAACAGTGATTATACAAATGAAACTACTCGTTCTGGTAATGCTCATTCTAAGTATGTAAGTAATAAAATTTCTTTTGCAAATAACAAATTTGCTGAAGATATTCGTGTATTCATGACTGCATACAAACCATCTGGAACAGATATTAAAGTCTATGCAAAAATTTATCATACAGCAGATGGTGAAGCTTATACCAACAAGAGCTGGAGTGCTTTAGAACTGATTGATGGTTCTGGACTTCAGAGTAGCAAAACAAATTTAAATGATGTTATTGCATTGACATATGGATTTCCAAAATATCCAGAAGTACTTTCTACTCTAACTGGTAGCGTTACTGTTGGATCTGGTAGTGCTACTATTACTGGCGTTGGTACTAATTTTTCATCAGATCTTGCTAATAATGATTTAATAAGAATCTATGATCCATTACAATCTAATACTAATTACTTTGTAGCAATTGCAACTTCAATTGCAAATACAACATCAATGACTATAAATAGTACAACAACCAACAGCAGTGTAATTGGATCAGGATTTAAGATTGATAGGCTTAAATATAAGACCGCAGCTTTTACTAACCCACAAAATTATAATATTGTAAGATATTATGCTTCTACGAACGTAGAACTCGATGGGTATAATGTGATGGCAGTCAAGATAGTATTATTATCAAATAATATTAACTTGGTCCCTGAAGTTGAAGATATAAGAGTCATTGGTGTATCAGCATAATGGCTCTTCCAAGATTAGTTAAAATTGATAATCAGTTTGCACGAGATACGTCAACTATGGCTATTATAAATACTGATAGTTCTTACTATGATACAATTGTTGCAAATCGTCAACAGTCAAGCACCATAAAAGAAGTACAACTACAAATTGAAAGTTTAAAGAATGATTTCAATGAAATTAAACACATGCTTCTTCAGATAATAGGAAATAAGAATGTCTAGAAGTGTATCTAATGTAAATATAAGTACAGATTCATTCTTAACATGGATCACACAAACTAATAAACTTCTAGAAGCTTTAAGAACCGATGTTATTACGGTTTCTACATCTATTACTGGTGGTAATGCAACATTAGCTAATACAACGGGTAATGCACAGCTTATTGGTATCTTTGGCGCTAACACGGTTGTAGCGACTGATGGTTTGCGCGGTGGTAATGCAACGACTACTAATGTTCTTAACATTCTTTCGAACACTTCAGTAACTGGTGATTTTCTAAAAGTTGGTGCAAATGTACAGTTAAATGCTATTAGTGTTTCTGTTGGCAACTCAACTATAAATTTAGTTGCAACACAAAATCTTCTTAAGATTTCTAATTCAACATCAACTGCAAATTTATCACCACTTGATTTAACAATTGGTTCTGCTGTAGTAAATGCAACTGTTCTTACAATTGGAACAGGTAATTTTTCAACTGGCGCTAATGTAGGTGCCAATGTTAATTTTACAACTTCAAGCATTCAAGTTGTAAATTCAATTTCAAACGTTGTGGTTAATTCAGGATTAGTAAAAGCATCTAATTCAACATCTACTGCTAATCTTACACCATCAGATCTTACAATAGGTAGTGCAATTGTAAACTCTACTATTCTTACAATTGGAACAGGCAATTTTTCAACTGGTGCAAACATTGGTGCTAATGTTAATTTTACAACTTCAAGCATTCAAGTTGTAAATTCAATTTCAAACGTCGTGGTTAATTCAGGATTAGTAAAAGCATCTAATTCAACATCAACAGCTAATCTTACTCCTAAAGAATTAACGATTGGTGCCACTGTTGTAAATTCTTCTTTAGTCACTGTCACTGGTGTAAATACAAGTTATGCTAATGTAACTGGACAAGTTAATACAGCAACATTATATGTTGCTACAAGCGCAAACGTAGGAACTGCTTTTACTGCTAATGCATCATTAGTAAATGCTATAGCGCTTAATGTAGTTAATCAGACAAATACAGCAACTCTTTATGTTACAACTTCAGCCAATATAGGAACTGCTTTTACTGCTAATGCATCATTAATAAATGCTATAGCGCTTAATGTAGTTAACCAAACAAATACAGCAACGTTATTTGCTACTACATCTGCTAATGTTGGTGGTAATGTCCAAATGACGGTTTCACAGTATGGTATTACTGGTAATGCAACTACTGTTCCAACAATGTCTCTTACTGCATCATCGTTGACAATTGGTAATAACACTATCACTGGTGCTCCAACAATTAATCTTGCTAACTCTACTGGCAACACCATAATTTATGCTAATGCAATTGATTCGACTTGGGGATTTGATGCGAATAATACTGGCGTTTATGTTACAAATTTTGTAAATGCTGCTTCTCATACAGTTGGCTCAAGTTTCATAGCTAACGCTACAGCATTAGTTCATACAGGGTATGCTAATGTAACCACTAGTGTTAACTCAGCATTATACACTGTTGGAACAACATTTATTGCTAATGCTACAGCCTTAGTTCATACCGGGTATGCTAATGTGACTGGAGCAGTTAATGCTTCTAGTCATACTGTAGGAACTAACTTTATAGCTAATGCTACGGCATTAGTTCATACTGGATATGCTAATGTAACTACAAGCGTTAACACAGCATTATACACTGTTGGAACAACATTTACTGCTAATGCTACATTAGTAAATGCTATAGCACTTAATGTAGTTAATCAGACAAATACAGCAACGTTATTTGCTACTACATCTGCTAATGTTGGCGGTAACGCCCAAATAACAGTATCACAATATGGTATTACTGGTTCCGCCACCGTGCCAACAATGGCATTAACTACATCATCATTGACAATTGGTAATAACACTATCACTGGTGCTCCATCAATTAACTTAGCAAATAGCACAGGTAATACTACAGTTAATGCTATTGCTATTGGATCTAGTTGGGGATTAAGTTCTAACGCTTCAGGCATATATCATAGTGGCGTAGTTAATTCTTTTAGTCATACTTCTGGTTCTGGGTTTATCGCTAACTCAACTGCTATTGTTGGTACAGGATATGCTAATGTAACAACAAGTGTCAATTCTGCACTACTAACTTTTGGCACCAATTTTATAGCTAACGCTACAGCATTAGTCCATACTGGATATGCTAATGTAACAACAAGCGTTAATACCGCATTATTCACGGTTGGAACAACATTTACCGCTAATGCCACATTAGTTAATGCTGCTGCTATTAACGTTGTGAATCAGATTAATACTGCTTCTATATTTGCTAGTTCAAACGTTAGTACTGTTAACGTACTTGCTACATTAGTTACTTCTAACGTATCTGCTGGTTATGCTAATGTAACTGGTCAAGTTAACACCACAACACTATATGCAGGAACATCTGCAAATGTTGGCGGTAACGTTCAGATAACCGTGTCTCAATACGGCATCACAGGTAATGCTACTACTGTTCCAACAATGTCTCTTACTGCATCATCATTGACGATTGGCAATAGTACAATCACTGGTGCACCTCAGATTAATATTGCCAATAATCTTGGAAATACGATTGTTAACACTACATCAATAAGCACAACTACTGTATATGCTAATACCACTGGTATTCATACCGGTAACGTATCAGCTACTGTTGTAAATGCTAGTGCCAATGTTAATGCTCCTTTAGTGTTTGCTAATGTTACAGGTACATATGCTAACATTACGGGTCAGGTTAATACTTCAACGTTCTATGCTTCTACGTCTGCTAATGTTGGTGGTAATGTACAGATTACAGTATCACAATATGGTATTACTGGTAATGCAACTACTGT